GGTATATTACATCGTGCTTATAACGACTTTGGTAGCGCAACTTGTTCCGATTTTATAGACAATCTCCAGAATATTATCACAGAATACATGAACACTAGTTCTTATAGTGTGGGAATAAGCGATTTAATTGCCGATAATATTACACAACAGCGCATCGTTCAAGCGATTACACAGAAGAAATTGGAAGTACAGTCACTGATTGATAAGGTTCATCTAGGAATTTTCGAAAATAATACAGCGGATAGTAATGTGAATGAATTCGAAACACAAGTTAATAAGATTTTAAATAAGGCAATGGATGAATCTGGTAAGATTGCTCGTAGCAGTTTGAATAATACAAATCGTTTTATGATGATTGTTGAGTCTGGGTCAAAGGGTAATATGTTGAATATCACTCAAATGATTTCAGGATTAGGACAGCAAAATGTAGATGGTAAACGCATACCATATGGTTATGATAACCGTACTCTTCCTCATTTCAGTAGATATGATGATAGTCCAGAGGCGCGCGGATTTGTAGTCAATTCTTATATAGAGGGTCTCAATGCGATCGAGTTATTTCATCACGCACAGGGTGGTCGTGTTGGTCTTATCGACACTGCTTGTAAGACATCAGTAACTGGGTATATTCAACGTCGTCTGATTAAGTCTCTTGAAGATTTGAAGATCGCTTATGATATGACTGTTCGTGATAATAAAAATAAAATTGTGCAGTACTCTTATGGTGATGATGGTATCGATACAACCAAAGTAGAAAATCAACCAATGCCTCTAGTTGGATTGAGCACTGAGGATATTTATATGAGATATGACATACTTGGTGTTAAAGCAGGCGATACTGGACTAGATGATGTATATACAAAGGATGCAATTAAACGGTTGAAACAACAGCGTTCTGATACACAGAAGAAATGTAGTGATATGATAGCATATATGATTCAAAAAAGAGCGGATATTATAGAAAAGGTTTTCAAGAAAAAAGACGAAAATATGTTAAAACTACCTGTTTCGTTCGTCAATACTATAAACAATATTCAAGGTCAAATGTCTTTAAATAAAAATTCGGTTACGGATATGACACCACTAGAATGTTTTGACTTAGTAGATGAATATATGGTCAAACTAAAAGAGATAAGACTTACCCAACCGGGAAAACTATTTGAACTCTTATACAAATACTATTTGAACCCCCGTGATCTACTCGTTCATAAAAGGTTTCATCGTAAAGCTCTTGTATTATTATTGGAGACGATTTTGCTTAAGTATAAAAAATCCATCGTTCATCCAGGAGAAATGGTTGGAATCATAGCCGGACAAAGTGTTGGTGAACCGACTACACAGATGACTTTAAATACATTTCATTATGCAGGTACTGCTAGTAAGTCTAATGTAACGCGCGGTGTTCCTCGTATTGAAGAGTTATTGAGACTTACAAGAAATCCCAAGAATCCATCTCTCACAATTTATCTAAAGAAACAAGACGAGACACATCAGTCCAAAGCAATCAAATTTTCAAACATTATTGAATATACAAAACTATTGGACCTTGTTAGTAGAGCTCAAATATGTTTCGACCCCGAAGGTAAATCTACTTTCATTGAAGATGATAAGGAGTTTGTTGAACAATTTTACGAATATGAAAAAATGATACAAGATTGTCTTTCAGACGAGGATAAAGAAAAGGACGATGGAAAAATTCCAAGCAAATGGATTGTTCGGTTAGAATTAAATTCCGATATATTATTGGATAAGAATATCACAATGGATGATATTCATTTCGCAATAAAAAATAGTTCGTATGGAGCTAACATCAATTGTGCATTTTCAGATTTTAATCATAATAAATTGGTATTTAGAATTCGTCCTTTAATTGAGAATAAAAAGAGGAAAACAGTAGCTTCTCTAGACCAGTCTAATGAAATTCATTTATTAAAAACACTTCAGGATGCGATGCTTAACTCTATTGTTTTACGAGGAATTGAAAATATAGAAAAGGTTACTCCACGTAAGTTGAGTAATATGGTATCGATTAAAGATGGTAGCACATATAAAAGGAACGATACATGGGTATTGGATACGACTGGTTCCAATTTAATGAAGGCACTATCACTAGATTTCATAGATACACAAAGAACTTTCTGTAACGACGTCAGAGAAATTCATAATATTTTGGGAATTGAAGCGGCTAGACAAGGATTATTCAATGAGATTTCAGAAGTTATGGAATTCAGTGATGCTTATATTAACTATCACCACCTTTCACTTCTATGTGATAGAATGACATTGACTCCTGATATGATACCTGTATTCCGGTCAGGTATATTAAATGATGATATTGGTCCGATTGCGAAAGCATCGTTTGAAGTTCATAGTGAAGTATTACTTGACGCCGCTAGACACGCAGAGGTGGATTATATGCGAGGTGTTTCCGCCAATGTGATGTGTGGTCAGAATGGTAATTTCGGTACGAGTTCCTTCAATATTGTGCTTGACTTGAACGAGATGCAAATCCTAGAAAATGCCGAACTCAAACGCCAAGTTTCTATAGATGAAATGTTCGGTACACCTATTGATATAACTGGTTCTTGTAGTAAACGCAATATTGAGATTCGTAATAATGTAGGAAATATAAAAAAGAGTGAACACGATAATTGTCTAGACGATGACTATAATATGGGGTTTTAGATTAGGATTATAACGATTTGGGTATTATTATTTTTTTTCAAAATATACAAAGTATAATTGTATATTTTGATACTTTGAAAGAATAAATTCTATATATCACCGCTAGTCAATATAGAAGACATGAAGCAATTACCTGATATACCAACATACAACATGAGTGAACCGAATATGAAAAACATATATTTGGCATCATCATACACTAGCGATAGTAATAATAGTAACAATATGATACTGCCTGATATTATTTGAATTTTACGAGTAAGCGACATATGCAACCCAGATGAACGTATTACTTGTTCGTCGGACATAGTATTGAAATGTGTGATATTGGTTGATACTTTTTCATCATCTGCAAAATAAGTATCCTTTATTTTATGACTTCTATTCCCGGACTTACAAATAATATACACTGTATCGTATTTTTCGAAATATTCGTGTAAAAAAACTAAATTATATTTGATTACATTTGCGGGCATATATAGGATAGTAGCAAAATCACCATTATTATTATTATATTTTACTGTATCTATTTCATCTTGATTCCGAATGTCTAATAATAGATCTACAGATTTCTTCATATATATCTTTGGACATTTTAGTTCGTGTAAAAAAACGAATAATACTTATACAAATATGGTCGACGGAATCGAAATATACGAACGAATATGTATCATCTATATAGCAAATTTATAAGGAATAGAAATTTTATAATGTTTTCCGACTTTTTTTTCTAAAAACTGTATTTCATTTCGTAATGTAGTTTCTGTAGCAATTATTTCATCATCATTAACGTGTGTTGTGTCGTCTATAATATTAAGATGTCTATTAGGTTCTAGTATAAATTGCCTAACATGAATATACCGAAGTAGTTCATCTGCAAATCTTGTATAATAATATTTTTCATTATCTAGTTCAGGTTTATTTAAATTATTTTTTGGAATAATGAGAGTGTGATTAGTTGCATCGCATACTTTTGTATCCTTATTTTTTGTAATACAAGTTGTTATATCTGTGTATTTATTGGGTTGTATATAATTATTATTTGCTACGAACGTAACACTAGGTCCCATCAATTTCTGTAACATTTTCTCGAGTTCAGACCTCGCATTTGGATTATTATCTTTACTATATATTGTCTTCTTCATCTCTTGTATATCAGCCCGTTTTTCAGTTAAACCTTGATGTGATACAATATGTCTCATAATTGCTCGAAATACATTATAATACATTGTTTCTAGACGAGCATTATGGATTTTTGTATGTTTTGTATCATTGTCAATTAACATTGCCGTTCTATCTGCACTATAATATTGTGCAATAGCAATTGCATCTTTTTTTGGCCATTGATTCGTGAATATCTCTTTATTCGTAGGCACAAATTGAAGAGTATTAGTCAAGAAACCATATATCTCTTTTTGATTATTATCATTTTCATAGTATAAAATTTTATCTAATTTTATATCTAATTGTATTTTATTCAATTCGGAATAAAATTGCGTCGTTTCTTTAACACTATGTAAATGTTTTTTTATTCCATTATCATTATCTATTATAATTTCACCATCTATATCAACCGGAGGTTCTAAAACAGAGGGTATGAAATAAGATTTGTCTTCTATACTATTTTTTAATTTAACAACTATACCAGTTGTTACAAATTGATTATTCACAAGTTGATGGTCTATTTTATAATTATTCTTTTCTAATATTGGTTTCATTTTGAATATCTTCATCGGTGTTAGATAAACGCTATTATCCTTTATTGGTTGAATAGCATCTCTTATTTTTATTATTTGATTAACAATTTCATATGTTCTATTCCTAATATTTGTTATGGTTTCATTATCGTGCACCTCATTTTTTTTAATAATAAATTGTTTTGTGTTTTTAAAATCACATAAGGCAATATTTTCGTACAAATTATTACGTTTCAATATAAACGCAGTATCATAATTTTCGTTGTATTTAATATCTGAGTTTGCTGGTGTTAATATATCTAACTTTCCACCGCCATTAATTTCAAATATAATAATGTTTATATTAGGTATAAACGCTTCCGTTATAGAATCGTTTTTAAGAATTATATCAATTAAAAGAGTGTGATCTATTATATATTCGTTTTCATTATTTAAGTATTCTTTGAATGAATTATACGACGATAATAACATCTTAAAAAATAATGATAATTCAGTAGTGAGGGTTTTCCTCTTATCATCGTTTATATTATAATTTTTAATATTATCATCACTGTTTATATTAATAAATTCTTTGTATATATTACTTTCTTTATCTCTAGGTGTCAAATCTGCGTCTAAATTTGCGTCTTTCGACAGAAACATTGAATATAACATTCCATTATTATAGTAAGGGTAATTATCTATCGTTATATGGTTACATAATTCAGTTTTCAATTCATTGAATGTTGTGTTTTTAATTTTCGCAATACACGCTATGAATGATTGATTGATTGATAACTCAGCTCCACATCTTAATAACGTTACCCCATTTTTCCCTTTGTCTAATTCTGTAGATGCTTTGTTTAATTGTGATTTAATATCTAATTTGAATAATTTTTTTTCTAATACTTCTGGTAAAAAACCCATCTGATTATCTAAAAGTCGTTTATGACTATCGTAATTTGTAATATACGAAGATGGCGATTGTTTACTCTTCTCTCCAACAGTTTTTGTGCCGCAGCACGGAAATGGACCCGATGATGTTCCATCTATATTGTAAACCACATTCGTATCATATGGGTATAAATTTTTATATTTATCATTGTCTTGATTTTTATGAACCACTTTATCAAAGAATTCATATATATATTGTTCGTCTTTTATCTTACCTTTTTTTGGAATAATATAGTCTTTCAAGTTTTTAGCTTCTTCTGGCGTGACAACTTTATCATTCTTCATATCCCAATATCTTGGGCAAATGTAGTGAATATCTGGATTTTTCCTATCTTGTTTAGAGACAATTATTCCGTTTAATTTTTGTTTTTCTTTACTGGTAATGGGTACAGGCTGCTTGTCTTGATTATTGAGACATGTTCTAGAATATTCAATATGATTGAAGATAGTCGGATTTAATCTACGTTTTCTTTCATCAAAATAATCTTTTATTTCTTTTTTACTCTTTTCGCCTCCTTTTGTTTCTTCCTCTTCATCCTCTTCATCTTCTTCTGTATCTATGTCTATATCTTCTTCTTCTGTATCTATATCAACCTCTTCTGAATAAAAATCAACTGGGGCATCTTTGTCTATATTAATAAATTCATTACTTTCTATACCATCTATAATGTTATCTATAATTACTTCTTCCTCATCATCTTCTGTAGTTTCTTCTTCTTCTTCTTTCGTTCCACGTAATTCCTTAGCCAATTTAATTGGTATGTTTCCTTTGTCTGGGTATAATATCAACCAACTTATAACGCATACATATTGCTTTAATACATCGAAGTAATCGAGAGAAGTTACATCTGCGAAGGAATATGTAATACTTTTATTTTTTCCGTAACTCACGGTCGTCAGTTGTGTTCTAAACCCCTGTTTTATTGTTTTTATCTCATACATATTATTACTTCTTACTCGCTCGATTTCGCTTATAGCAATTATATTACTCAAATTATACTTATTCATAATATAAGATTGAATTTCTGTTTCATCCGCATTATTTTCTAAAAACTCCATTATGTCTTCATCTAATCCAGGTTCTTTATAATTATTAACACGTTTAAATCTCATATCTAACGTAGTCGTTGTTCCATCCTGTTTTACAACATCAGTTGTAAAAATAGGTTGTAATAAATAAATATTATCGTTCAATGTTTTCTTTGTGATTTTTTCTTCAATCTCTATATCATATATCAGTCCTATCTTTTTCACTATAATATTTTGTGCTTCGAAATCATTTATTCTATATCCGGTTAATTCTAAAAACCCGTTGACATTATCAATCTTTGGTTGAACGTGTTGATATAGTTCTTCAATCAATGTTTCTAGAATAGTTTTGCTATTACCACATTTAAAAAAATCTATATACGAACCCTTGACCACGATTTTCCCCTGATTATTAAAAATGAGCGATAGGTTCTTATATATATCATCGTTATTTGGTTTAATTACCATTATAATTTCATCGTTTGTAATTTCATTATCTGTTGTGTTTATAATTTTTCTTTTGTCATATACAGGCATTTGTATACCGTGTTCATCTGAATTTTTTGTATATAACCGATAAAGGTTCTCTCGTTTATAACCAGGATTATATTTCACAACTGGTATCTCTTGATTTGCGTGTATGTTTTTAAATATAGATTCAATCGGGAAACTCGCTGTATAACTGTTCTTTATAATCAACTCGAACGATTTAATACCGGATTCAATATCCATTGAATTTACATCTGATGTATTATATTTGTCTATCAGTTCATTGAATTTCCAAAAATACTCTTTTCTGTCTTTTAATTCCATTTTAAATTCATGCCGTTTTTCATCAATATCTTTACTTGTAGTTATCGCGTATTTTTTAAAATATGGATAATACAATTCGATCAGTTGTCTCGGATCGATGTCCAAATTGTTTTTTTCGATATATTTTAAAACATCTTGTATTTTTACAACAGTTATAATAATTTTATCATTAGTCATTTTGAAGTTACAATCGATTAATCGTTCACCATTACGCAAAATATTCTTTTTTGACGAACCGTATAATTCAATACCACTAGTCTTTTTTAATGTTATTAAATTAAAAGGATCTACTACGAACATATGGTCGTAATTCCCATCATCATCTATACAATGAACACTAAGTGGTTTATGGTACGATAATTTGGTATTCATCTTATCTGTCGGGATTATAATGGTTTTATTGTTGTACGTAAATAATGCTTTATTTTCGGTTATATTATTATTAAGTAAATTTAAAGTTTGAGAATCAACCATCGTATTATTTATAATTTGATTTTCAGCTTTCATAAAATCATAATAATCAAGAGCCTCATAATATATGTACAATTCATTTACACTAATTCCTTCATCCTTTAATCTGTAAGCAATTTTATGCTTCAAAGTGTGTATCGTGTCATCTTTGTTTATAATATTTGCTAAATCATCACCTTTACCATTAAAAATAATACTGGTTGAATTTTTATCAGACGTTTTTATTTTAATTTCAAATACAGTCATTTTGTTTTATTTATACTATCTGCCTATATCTTTCTGCTATAAAAACTAAAAATAGAAGAAAAATTATTACGTATCATAAAATGGATTGTCTGTTATTTTCATACTACAATATTCACTAGATTTTTGTTTATAATCGCGTGGTTCATGAATCCCTGCTTCTTTTGCATTTACTAAAAGATATTTGAAATTGTCCCAGAATTCAGTCTTATGACCTATCGATTTGGTCATGACGTGGGCTAGTTCATGTATCGCTACAAATACAAGAGTATGTTCATCTATTAGATTATCATTATCATCGTTTTTTACATTCAAACAAAATGCCAATTTTTCGCCTTTATTTTCACTATATGCGGTATATTTACTCGTCGGTAATGTTTCCATAATTTTTCTGGGGTTATAACCCGCAACTAGTCTCTTAACTGCATCGTTATCAGGGTCGTTCTTTTCTACGTACTTAACAAGTTGCTTGCATTTCTCGGTAACGGTTGCTAATAAATTGGCGGCATCGTCTAACTTAGACCGTTCACGGACACAATAATTATTACCATCTTTTGAAGCAACCAAACACTTCAATTCAAAACCCTCTTTTTCGTAATACACATAACCACAAACACCTATTATAAACAATGCTACTATACAACCTAAACACTCTTGTTTATCCATATACATATAATTGGATAATAATCTATAACAATATTATTATGATTTTACATCTCATAAACGCGATACTGTTTGTGTAAAACCGCACACCTACGCTGCTTATCGGTGTAATTTACGTAATACATTGCGTATATTATTTTCATTTATTATCTTAGGACCAACAATTGAAACGCTCATTAAGGATTGACGAATATATTTTTTGATCATTCTATTTACATCATCAACGGTAATATTTTTATAGAGTTTTTCGTACAAATTTTTAAATGGCACAATGTCTTCATTTGGGTGTATTAAATAACTTTCCCCGTTATGACCCGTTAAATTATCAATATCTTCTGAGTTTATTTTTAATACACCATTGGTATACATTTTTGCTGTTTCTACTTCCTTTTTTGTCACTCCATTCTTAAGTAAATGATTCAATTCACCTATTAGTAGTGGTAAAACACCTGGTTTCGAATCATTTTTTAAAACTTTATTTTTATCCGTTTCTGCATAAAATATAATATCTCCATATAATTTATGATAGTTAGTGCTAACAGACGATGTGTATGTGAGACCATTCTTTTCTCGTAATAAATTAAACAATCTTGAACTCATAGGACCACTCATTATTGATGTGAATAAATTGATTATATATTTATCAGTAGATTCAACGCGAAACGCAATACCTATATGTGATGTATGATATCCTTTCATTTCCGTTATTTGAATCCGCATATCTTCTTGGAATTCAATACACGGTATTATCATATATTTTTGTGGTATTTCCATTGTATTACTCATTTGTTTTACATAATCGGTAGTCAATAAATATCGTTTAATATCATTAAAACTACATGATGTTGTTATACTGAACACCATCCGATGTGGTTTATAAAACAATTTATAAAACTTTACAATTTCTTTATAATCGAATTTATTATCATGGTAACTCAATTTATCAACAACATTTTCAAATGAACTACCTTTATATACCATTTCTGTAAGTTGGTCGTACATTAAACTTACGGGCGTATCTGCATTTTTTATATTTTCTTCGGTTACAACCTGCTCCTCTTTATTGAATTCTGTTTTATTAAAAGTCGAATTTAACATCATATCAGAAAGCATTTCAATTATATTTTCAAGGTATTCACTGTCGCATTTTACTGTATAGCAAGTATAACGTTTTTCGGTATAAGCATTCAAATAAGCACCCACTTTATCATATGTTAAAAAAATATCTTTCGGAACTGGTACTCTTTTCGTACCTTTGAAACACATATGTTCAATAAAATGTGATGCACCCTTCAAATTTTTTGGTTCATATATAGAACCAACGTCACAAAATACATTTATGCTCGTCACGGAATTGTTTATTACCATTTCGTGTATCAATCTAAACCCGTTTGGAAATATATGGGTTTTTATGGTCATTATAATATAAATGTATATTATAATATTTGACATTCAAAACGCCCCCTTCGGGGGCTATTATTTTGTGCTACGCTCATAACTTATGAGAAGTGCCCAATGTTAAACGCTTACTGTCCTAAATTGAAAGGAACTTGCAAGTTTGTTGGTTCAATTGTTGTCCGATTCCAAGGACCTGTGTCTTGTAATGGGATCGCAGGATCGGAACGAAGTTGTAAATTGGCGTTACGTAAACTCTGTCCAATGGTGTCGATTCCGGTATGGTATCCTGCTTCAAGAAGATCAGGGTTAGCGCCAGCGGTTGTGCATACGGAGTTCAATACGTCCCATCCATTCTCACCACGGTTAGATGCAGGGAGCAAATCTGATGGATTTGCACTTGTAGTTGCACTAGCAGTTGGGATTACGACTGCCGATGATGTTTCCTCTTTTTTTTCTTCTTCTTCTTCTTGTTCGTTGTTCTCATTCTCCATGTTATCGAATGTGGTATATTTTCTAGAATAATCAAGCATTAACATACATAAGATCACAAATGCTAAAATCACAACCCATTTCATAGATCCAGTGAAAGATTTCTTCATCAAGTTCAAGAGTTCCATACTATTTATATAATCGGATGATAAAATATTTTCAGATTTAGCATTCTTTACTTGACTAAATAACTATATTATAAGATATTGTCCATATCGCTATCGTCCATATCACTATCGTCCATATCACTATCGTCGTTCAAATCCGTTAACATATATGTATTTTTAATTCGTTTTGCTTCTAAATAATTGGTTAACGCAATTTCTTTAGCAACCTTTGCTTTTTTTAATGCTTCGCGATACATATTATAATATACATCATTTCGTTTTTTCAGAAAAATAGTATCTTGGTCACTCGGTTGTATGTCAATTTCTACTAAATTGTATTTATTTTTCCTAAAATCTGATTTGTTAGTGTCTTTGTTTGCTTTTGAATCGTCGGTTGTATTTATTGTAAATGATGCTTCTGTGTCATCAAGTTTAACTGTGTCATCAAGTTTAACTGTGTCATCAAGTTTAACTGCGTCATCAACTTTGACAGCGTCATCAACTTTGACAGCGTCATCAACTTTGACAGCGTCATCAACTTTGACAGTGTCATCAAGTTTGACAGCGTCATCAAGTTTGACAGCGTCATCAACTTTGACAGTGTCATCAAGTTTGACAGCGTCATCAACTTTGACAGCGTCATCAAGTTTGACTGTGTCATCAAGTTTAACTGTGTCACCAAGTTTAACTGTGTCATCAAGTTTAACTGTGTTATCGTCTGTGCAATCTTCATCTTTAACGTTAGTTTTTTTTTTAGTCAATAACAAATGGTCGAATATGTC